ATGATAATGGCAAGATTGTTAAAACCGGCAGCGGTAGGAATGCCAAAACTCAATACACTGTAAACCCTCATTATGCTGCAACGCCTAAATGGGCTACAGTACAGGGACATGGCGTATACCTTACACAGGAACAATTGAGTGCTATTGTTGACATCATAGAAAATGGCGTCGAAGAACCTAAACCGATATGGGTAAAGAATAACAAGCTTATGATGCCCACACCCGCCGGTCGTGAGAAGTATGCCGCCGATACCGGCAGCAACGAGCGGACCTCAAACGCGCCTAGGATGTAAGGGGGCAACATCGAAGGGCGGTAGCATTGCGCTATCGTCCCTCCCTTTGTGAAAGGATTAAAGATATGGCACGTAAAAACTCATTAGCGCCTTATTCGATTAAGAGCGAGGCGGGTTTTGTTTTCTTATCCCGTGACGGCCAGCCGATTGATATGCCGCTTGAGGATACATCGTATAATCGCGAGTATCTGAGAGGCGAGAGAGCGAGGCTAAATACCGCCTACGCCTTTAGTCAAATCGGCATTTAATATTTAGGTTACGCCTTAAGATCTCTTATGATCTTGAGGCGTCCTTTTGCCTACGTTCTGTTATGTTATAACCATCACATATATCGATAGGGGGGAAAAAAAACTAGGGGCGGTCGGGCTGATTGTATATGAACTGACATAAATTCTAAAAATTTAGGTCTTGCAAAAACACCCCCTTTAGTTTATTTTTAGGATACCTATATCCCATATGGAGAAAATCTAAAAATGAAAAAGATTGCTATTATTACAGGAATAACAGGACAGGATGGATCTTATCTTGCAGAAGATCTACTAAAGGAAGATGTACATGTATTCGGAGGGATTAGGCGTAGTGCTTCTTCTCCCTACAATCTACAACGTATTTCTCATCTGGTAGATAATCCTAATCTAAAGCTCATCCATTTTGATATGATGGATGCTTGCTCTATAGAGAAGTTTGTCAAGACGGTATATGATCATGTTCAAGATGTCTTGCTACTAGGAAACTATATTGAAGTCTATCATCTGGCTGCTCAATCACATGTAGGGGATTCATTTCGTATCCCTACTGTTACCCATCAGGTAAATGCTTTAGGTGTTATAGCTCTATTGGAATCCTTACGTACACATTTTAAAAATGACTTTAGATTTTATCAAGCTTCTACCTCTGAACTCTTTGGTAATATAAAGACTAAGAGTAAAACTCCTAAAGCTATAACAGAATGTACTCCGTTTAATCCTGAATCTCCTTATGCTATCGCTAAGATGGCAGCGTATCTTACCGTACAGAATTATAGAAAAGCTTATGGTATCCATGCCGTCAACGGTATCTTATTTAATCATGAATCTCCTAGAAGAGGGATGGACTTTGTTACCCGTAAAATAACCAACTATGTAGCTCAATATGCTTTAAACAGAGTTCCTGGTAACAGACCTTTACAGTTAGGTAATCTAAAGGCTAGGAGAGATTGGGGAGATGCTAGAGAATATGTCACCGCTATGCGAATGATGATCGGGGAAAATGATGATAATAAAATAACAGATTATATAGTAGCTACTGGTGAGGCGTATTCTGTTCGTACCTTTGTTCAACTGGCTTTTCAAAAAATAGGAGTGATGGTGGAATGGTCTGGTACTAATAGTAGGCAAAAGGGAAGAAATGCTGATAATGGAAAAGATATATTGATAGAGGTAAATAAAAAGTTGTTTCGCCCTGTTGATGTATTATATCTTATTGGAGATGCCAGTAAGATTAAGAATAATTTAAATTGGGAAGCTACCGTTCCTCTTAAACATCTCATATCAGATATGGTAGAAAATGATATTGAATTACTAAAGAAAGGATTATAAATTTATAAAATGAGGAAAAACTTAGATTGGCCGTTGATGAAAAATTCTATCAACACTACCCAAAAGAATGCAATGATAAAGTTTATCAAAGGAACAGATCGTTTTACTAACGGTGAAAAGGTTAGGGAATTTGAAGATCAATGGGCAGCTTGGCAAGGTACTAAATACTCTTTATTTGTTAATTCCGGGGGTAGTGCTAATCTTTTGCTACTGGATGCTATAGCTGATGCCTTCTTTAGGAATAAGGATAGAAGTTGGAAAGCAGGTAGACCACCTAAAGTTTTAGTTCCAGCGTGTACATGGGGTACGACGATAGCTCCTCTCATGCAAGTAGGTTATGAGATTGTATATTGTGATATAGATCTACAAACCTATAGCTTTCATCAAGCGAGTATGAAACGGATAGCAGATGAATTAAATGCTCCTATTGATATAGTTTGGATTACTCATCTTCTAGGTTCGCCTTCCAATATTAATCGTATTAAATCTATATTCTATAATGCTATGATCCTTGAGGATTGTTGTGAATCTCATGGGGCTACGTTTGAAGGACAGAAGGTAGGAACCTTTGGGGAAGGATCTACCTTTAGTTTTTATTTTGGTCATCATATGACGGCTATAGAAGGCGGTATGGTATGTACCAACAGTGAATCCCTGTACGATCTGATGCGTATGAAGAGATCACATGGGTTAGCTAGGGAAGCTACGCCAAAGACTTTTGAATCTATACATAAAGAATATCCCCATCTGGATAAACGATTCCTTTTCCCTACGGTAGGTTATAATTTACGTAATGTAGAGATTAACGCTGTAGTAGGTATGGAACAGTTAAAACATCTGGATCATTGGATTGAGTTACGTAAACGTAATCTTAAAGTCTTCAATAAAATTCTATCAAAATACGGTGATGAATTTTATAGGGTAGGGGAAAATGGTAATTCTTCTTTTGCTCTGGCTTTTGTTTGTAAAGATGCAGAAAGAAAAAGACAACTAGAAGATCATCTAGCTGATCAAGGGGTAGAGACTAGACCTTTCTTGGTAGGTAATATTACTAGACAACCGTTTATTAATCATCCTAATCCTGAATCTTTTAAGAATGCAGACTTTGTTCATAATAATGCTTTCTATATTGGTAACAATCAATTTATTACCAAAACACAATTAGAACAGCTTGGTAATTATATAAACGATGTTTATTGCTAACGAAAAACATAAGATGTTATTCGTGGATCTTCCCGTGTCTATGGATCAGGTAAGCTATACGATAGGGGAATATATTCTTAATAATAACAAGAAGAATGTATATAAAGGAGAAAAGAATATACTCCCTTATTTCTGTTATTCTATTGATATAAAAAATAAGATAGGTGTAAAGGAATGGAATAAGCTATATACCTTTGGTGTTATTCGGAATCCCTTTGATAGAATGATTTCTATGTATGAGTTCTTTACTGAAGGAACCTATGAGAGATTAGCTTGGTGTAGAGGAATAAAGGAATCCAAGGAAGCCATCAGAGAACAACATAGGTTGAAGAGTAGGGGATTTACCAAATGGTTAACAGATGATCCTGCTTATGATCATCTTCATACCACTCCTTTCTGTGGCTATAGATTTACACCACAGGTAAATTGGCTATCAGAAGTTAATGATATTTTTACTTTTGAAAAGAGTAGTTCGCTACTTAACAAAATTTATAAAATATCTAAAACTACTCTACCTTCGTTTAAAGGTGTAGCGGAGCAAAAGGAAATTAAACTGAAAAGAGCCAACTACTATAAACTAAAGCCAAAAGCTATAGAGATAGTAGCTGACTCCTTTAGGGAAGATATAAAGATATTACCAAAGGAATATGATTTAGTTTTCTAAATCGGTTTTCACTTCAATTATCTTGGTATTCATCTTTTCTTTTTCTACCATCATATCCTTTACATGAATACTAAGAATACCATTCTTAAAGATCGCATCCTTTACTTCATAGTCTGGATGAGATAGAGAAACCTTCTTATAGTATTTATAACTAGTGAAGGGGTTGTTATTTAGAATTTCTTCTTTGGTATCTTTGCTACGTAGAATAAGATAACCATCCTTTTGCATGACATCAATAGTAGAATTATCATGACCGGGAATTAGAAAATGAAAGAAATAAAGATCGGTATCGTCTTGATCAGTAGTAACAATATAATCGCCTCCATAATGAACACAGGGATGTTTAATCCCATTCCAAGGAAGTTGTTTTAGAACTGTTTGACTTTGGTTCGCAAAGTTGTTGAATAGTCGGTTGTCGTAATTGAAAAATCTATCGCTAATCTGATCTATCATAGACTCAAATTCTGGAACGATATCGTTATAGAACGGTTTAAGCATAGTTTTGTTTCTCCTTTTTAAGACTGTTAAGCAAGTATATGTATGCTATGCTGTATTCTATAGTATACGGATCTTTAAAAGAGTTGTCAAGAGAAAAATAATATATATTTTTAACTGTAAGAAGGGTATGATATACTAAATTAATTATGGGTGTAACAGATCAAGATTACACGAAGGGCTTGGATAGAGAAGTCCATATTATTTATGGGGAGTGGTCTACAGAGCAATTACGTGATACTATAGAGAGATTATGTAAAGAACGTAGGTTTAACTCTGCTGGTCGTGATTTACAGGAGATGCGAAAAGAACTCCGTAGGAGATCAATTCGTATTCCAGGGCAAAAGCGGGAAAAGGATTATTCTAAAGCAGATCAACCGGATGAAACATATAGACGTAAACAGGAAAAGATGCTAGAAAATCCACCGCAACGCCTGAAACTATTCACACGATCACAACTTGTTGGGGGTTTATCTCCCCGACAAGAGAAATTTTGTATGGAGTATATGGCTACAGGAGACATAGTTCATGCTTATAAAGAGGCTGGATACGCCCTTGGGAAGAATGATTCCAAGACTAGGCAAAGGGCTTGGGCTACGCTACATACAAATAAGAAGATTAAGAAACGATTGGAAAACCTACGAGAGGAGGCATTAAGAAGGATGGCTTGGAATGCTGATAAAGTTTTGGAAAAAGTGTCAAGCGTTTATGAAAACGCTATGGATGAAAATGATTTCACTAATGCAAACCGTAGTATGGAAACCATTGCACGGCATCTGGGTATGTTTGTGGACAAGTCTGAACAAAGGGTTAAACTGTCTAACTTCTCTGATGAAGACAGTGAAGATAAAATTGAAAAAGATATTGCTAACCTTGCGGATGTGGTTGGGCTTAAAGTGGTTGATGGCGGGAAAAAATAAAAACCATCATACCCCAAAGATAGATTAATATTATGACCAGATCTATTTTTAAAAAAAATAATGAAGAAGAAACTGCTATACGTTTATGGATAGGAGCTGTAGGCTTTTGTCTGTTTGTAGGCTTAATATATGGGATAATTAATTATGGCTGACGATCCTGTAGATATTACAGAAATTTTAGAATTAAAAAAGATAAACGAAAAGTTACGTAATGAGGTAGGAACTAGAGATGTTACTCTTGAAGAGTATCAGGCTGCTAAAAATAGAGCAAAAAATATAGGATTTGATGATCCTAAATCTAAAGGAGACTTAGTTCCTTCATCGAAAACAAGTGGATTGAGGAAGTTATTGCCTTTATTACGTAAGGGATTAAGTAGACTTAATCCTGCTTTAGGCTTGGCTGATCTTGCTATAAGTAATTACCCCTCTGAAGAAGAGATGCAGGAACGTATGAAAAAAGCAGGGGAATTTCCTAAGTTAAGAGAAGATCCAATGGGTGATTTGAAAAGTGGATTAGAAACTGCTATAGATTTTATAACTCCTAGTAAAACTTATAAACGAAAATTATCTCCTACTGAAATTGAATTTTTTGAAGATGTAACGGCTGAAGGAGATAATTATGATTTATTAGCTGATGCTCCTTCTGCTAAAATTAGTATTGATAGTAAAGGAAAAAAATTTCTAGAAGTAGCTGAAGAAGATATGGATTCGTTTATGAATTGGATTGGTAATGAGTATACACTCAATATGGGGTATGACGATATGCCTACTCATATCCGTACTGGTTCTAAATGGCATTTAACTTTTAAAGATGAGGAAGGAAAAAATTATTGGGAAAATACAAAGAAAGCTACAGGCGGTGTAATCCGTAACCCATACTCCTACACTCCTAGAGATATCTAATCCATGAAAGATAAACAGATAGAATTACGAGATAAACTATTTGAACAAGCTATTATAAAATCTCGTACCAACTTCCTTACCTTTGTTAAACTAATGGTTCCTCATCTTATTGCTGACTTTAAGATGGGTAATCATATAGAACTTTTGGCTAACAAACTTCAACAGGTACAGGAAAATAAACTAAAACGTCTGATGGTTTTCCTACCGCCTCGTAGTTCTAAGTCTGTTATCTGTTCTAAACTTTTCCCTGCTTGGTACATGGGAAACCATGCTAACCATGAAATCCTTTCCGTATCCCACTCTGACCAACTGGCTTCTGACTTTGGCAGGGCTGTAAGAGATATCGTTAATACAGACCTATATAAACAAATCTTCCCTAAAACTACTCTACGTTCTGATGTCAGGGCTGCTGGTAAATGGCAGACTAATCAGAATGGTGTGTATATAGCTGCTGGTGTTAGATCACAGATCGCTGGTCGAGGATGTCATATAGCTCTTCTTGATGATGTCATGTCAGAAGAAGATGCATTTTCAGAAGCTGGCCGTAGGTATATTAAGGAATGGTATCCTGCTGGTCTACGTACACGTTTAATGCCGAATGGTAGTGTAGTAATCATTAACACGCGATACCATGAAGATGATATCTGTGGCTGGCTTCTGGAAACACAAAGGGAAAGACAAAAGGAAACAATCTTTAAAGATAAGGATGAAGATAATATAGAGATTGATGAATGGGAAGTTATAAAGATACCAGCTTGGTTGGATGATGATTCCGCTGAAATTCTTTCTCTTCCTGTAGGATCTTCTTATTTTCCTGAATGGAAACCTAATGAGTTATTAAAGAAGGATGAGATAGAGATACGATCACAGAACGGTAGTAAATACTGGCAATCTCTTTATATGCAAGATCCAACACCTGAAGAAGGTGGAATATTGAAGAAGGATTGGTTTAAGATTTGGGAATATAGTGAAGATCCTCCTGACTGTGACTTCATTATCCAAACTTGTGATACAGCCTTCTCTGCTAAAACCAGTGCTGATTATTCTGTTATTCAAACTTGGGGTATATTCAACAGAATTATGACCGATAGTTATGGAACAGAAGTTATGGTAGCTAATCTTATTCTGTTAAGTAACATGAGAGAAAGATTAGAGTATCCAGAGTTGCGTAGTACTGCACAAGAGATGTATGATAGTTATGAACCAGATGTTATAATAATTGAAAAGAAAGCGTCAGGTCAGTCCCTTATTCAAGATTTGAGAAGGGCTGGCTTGCCTATTCTTGAGTATAACCCTGATAGAGATAAGGTTACTAGAGCTAATGCCTCCACACCAATACTTGAAGCTGGACGAGTTTGGCTACCTAATAAACCATTTGCACAGGATTTAATTAATGAAGCTGCTGCCTTTCCCTATGCTACCTACGATGATCAAGTGGATGCAATGGTAATGGCAATTCTTTATATGAAAGATTCATGGAAAGTTGATCATCCACTGGATGCCTTCCAGATACATGAAGTAGAAGATAATTATTATAAACCAAAACGACTTGGATATTGGAGGATTTAAAAAATGGCTTGGCCTTTAATTATTAGACTAGGAGGAGAATTATTAAAAATTGGAAGTAGTCAACTTCCTAGATATTTATCTAAAGGTGCTAAATTAATTAAGAAGCCTAGTACTTCTCAAATAAAAAAAGCTCAAACTCCTAATAAATGGGCAAAAAAACAAACTGCCAAAAGAGGAGATGAACATGTTAAAAGAGTTAAAAAAGAATCTAAAGATAAATATATTCCTAAACGTAAACAACCTGAAGGTATAGAAGATTTATTAACTGGAGATTCAGAAGGTGAATCTAGATTTTGGGAGTTAGAGCATATGGATGATATGGAATCTTTTCAGTTTGATCCACGTATACCTAGAAAACGAAAAGGTGGTTCAGTTAAAGGTAGTCCAAGAGGAATAGGAAAAGCTCTTAGAGGCGGCGGTGCGGTAACAAGGAGTTAATAATGCCTAGAGTAGGAGATACACATTTCGCTTATACACCAGCAGGGAAACTTAAAGCTGAAGCGTTTGCAAATAAGACAGGACAAAATGTATCATATAAAAAAGGTGGTTCTACGTCTAAGAAAAAGAAATCTAAAGGAAAGAACTGGATTCAAGGGGCTGTTAAACGGCCTGGAGCTTTACGTAAGAAGCTTGGTGTAAAGAAGGGACAGAAGATTAGTGCGTCTCAACTTAATAAAGCTGCTAAAAGTCCTAACCCTAGAACACGTAAACAAGCTAATCTTGCTAAAACTTTTAAAAAGATGAGAAAGACATAATGAGTGTTTATCTAACTCCTTTAGAAGATGATGAATTTAAAGACAGAGAAAACTTAGGGAAATGTCCTAAGTGTGGTAAAGTAGGTTGTACCTGTGATCCTGAGACTTGTGATTGCGAACCATCTAAAGATACCCTCATTAAAGATTTTGAATAAAAGAATATAGAAGTAGAATTTAATGGCTGATAGAACTTCCAGTAATGTAGAACGTAACCCCTATGCTAATCAAGGGGGAAGCGGTATGGTTGTAGATGAAGAAGAGATTGAAGTTATTCTTCCAATGGATGAAGATGAAGGACTTCAAGGTTTCTTAGAAGTTGTAGAAGAAATAACCTATGATCATAATGAAAATATAGTTGGTCAACTTGATCAAGATGATCTAGATGAGATTGCTACTAAAGTTATTGATGGATTTGAAGCGGATAAAGAAAGCCGTGGAGAATGGGAAGCTACCTTTGAAAAAGGTTTTGATCTTCTAGGTCTTAAACTTAGGGAAACCAGCGAACCATTTGAAGGTGCTTGTACTGCCGTCCATCCTCTTCTTATTGAATCAGCCGTTAAATTCCAATCCAAAGCTACTCAAGAACTTTTCCCTTCTAAAGGTCCGGTAAAGACACAGATACTTGGTAATCCTACTATTGAGAAGGATCGCCAAGCTAATCGTGTTATGAACTTCATGAACTATCAGTTAACAGACCAGATGCCTGAATACTTCAGCGAACTGGAACGTATGCTATTTAATCTTCCTGTCTTTGGTTCAGCCTTTAAGAAAACCTATTGGGATATGTCATTTGAACGTCCAATGAGTGAGTTTGTTCCTATTGATCAGTTCTATGTTTCTAACTTTGCTTCTGATCTACAGAATGCAGAGAGATATACTCATGTAGTCTATCGTTCTCCCAATGATCTTAAACGTGATATTGAAGCGGGTATGTATTGTATTGATCATTATGATGATGAAGGACTACCCAAAGCTACGCCTGTAGAACCTACTCCTATTAAATCCAAGATGGATATGATCCTTGGTATCACACCTAACTATGATGAGGAACCACAATACACTATTCTTGAACAGCATTGTTATCTGGAGATTGAAGAAGAAGTAGATGACGATGATAATGCAATGACGGTAGCTCTACCTTATATTGTTTCAGTTGATGAGCATAGCCGTAAGGTTCTTTGTATACGGAGAAACTGGAAAGAAGATGATCCTCGTAAAGAGAAGCTTCTTTGGTTTACGCATTATCGTTTTGTTCCTGGGTTTGGTTTCTATGGTTTAGGGTTTATTCATTTCCTTGGTAATTTAACAGCTACAGCTACTTCCGCTGTACGTAATCTCGTAGATGCAGGACAATTTGCTACTCTTCCAGGTGGATTTAAAGCTAGAGGTGTACGTATTGTAGGAAGTAACGATGCTATAGCTCCAGGTGAGTTTAAAGAAGTAGAAGCTACAGGTATTGATCTAACCAAATCTATTATTCCTTTACCTTATAAAGAGCCTTCTCAAACTCTGATGTCCATGTTGCAGTTTGTAACGGCAGCGGGACAGAAGTTTGCTGATGCTACGGAACAGGTTATATCCGATTCAACTAACTATGGTCCTGTAGGAACAACTCTGGCTTTACTAGAGGCTTCAACTAAATTCTTTAGTGCTATTCATAAACGGCTACATTATAGCCAACGTCAAGAATTACGCATACTAGCACGAATCAATCATGAGTTTCTTCCTGATGAATATCCTTATGATATTGCTAATGTAGAAGGTCAAATCTTTAAAAGTGATTTTGATGGTCGAATTGATATCATTCCTGTATCTGATCCTAATGTTCCTTCTTCCTCTCATAGGTTAGCCATAGCTCAAACCGTTATGCAGATGGCGCAGCAAGCTCCACAGGGAATGTATAATCTTAGAGAGATTAACAGAGTCATGTTGGATGCAGCGGGAATTGAAAATCCAGATCAATTCCTTATACCTGAACAGAAGGCTGAACCTCGTGATCCTATCTCTGATATTAATGCAGCGTCACAGGGAATGCCTATTAAAGCTTTCCCCGGTCAAGATCATCAAGCTCATATAACAGTCAAACAGGCTTTTATTGCTGATCCTACTCTAGGACAAAATCCTATCATGCAAGCTCTAGTTCCTATATTACAAGCTAATATCAGAGAACATATGATTATGCAGTATGAAGAACAGATGACAGGAATGTTAACTCAAGGAATAGAACAGGCTGGTGTTGGAAGTCCTGAAGCTATTAGTCAGATTACTCAAGGAGCCGCTCAAGAAATTCTTCAGAACAATCAGCGTATGGCTGAACAGGGTAGTGTAGAAGATCTTGAAAAGATGACCTTAGAGTTACAACGTCAACAACTAGAGTTAGAAAGAGAAAAAGTTAAGATAGATGCAGCACAGAAAGCAGCCGATATTGCTATACAGGAAGAGAAACTTGATCTAGAAAAAGATAAGATTGAAATTAATGCAGCAGAGAAACTAGCTAAGATTAAAGGTGTAGCTAGAGATAGAGAAATTGTATCTGAAAGTAAAAGTGCTGATAGGGATGATAAGTTCCTTATTGAGATGATGAAACTTCTTGTTAAGGAAACCGGAACGACAGTAGAAAAGATGAAAGAAGAAGTAGTCTTACGTCCTGAAAATTTTCAAGAAGGTGGAGATACAATCTTTGGAATGATTGGTAGTGCTGCTAATCAATTAGGTATGTCTCTTTCTGATATTATTAGTAGTATATTTGGAGGTTCACCTCCTTCTGAATCTGATGAAAATGAAATAGCCGATGAATTAAATATAGGATATGAGGACTTAGATGTTTTAGAAGATACTAGTGACTTTACTTCTGCTACCCCTGTACAGGAAAAAGAGGTTGACTTTACTAAAGATTTACTTAAATCATCTCCAAATTATATTGCAGGGTTACCTTCACATGATAAAGGTGCTATAGAAGTTGAAGAGTTACCTGAAGATTTTATTTCTGCTATGCATATACCAGTTGAAACACAACAATTACCTTCAACTTTAGAACGGATACAAAATTTTAATATATTAGAAGAAGGACAATATTCTAAAAAGAAACCTTCTGTTAGCAGTACTGAAGAAGGAAGTACAGAAGAACCTGATACTAAAAGTACTCCGTTAACAAGATATGCAGCAAAAAGGATACATGATCCACAGTCTTTAGAAGAATGGAAAGAACAAGAAGATAAGTTTGGAGTACAACCTAAAGTGGATGATACCGTAACAACTATTCAAGACAATATAATAGAGACAAAACCTCAAGTTTCTATGGAAAGGGATGCTCCTAAAATAGTACGAGATATGAATATGGATACAATAATAGATGGTGTAGCTCTATTAGAAACTGGTGGAGAACCAAATCCATTAAAAGCTATTTCATCAGCAGGTGCATTAGGTAAATATCAAATTTTACCAAGCACCGCTAGACAACCAGGATTAGGTGTTACACCTTTAAAAACACTTTCTGGTAAATATACTAGAAAAGCTATTTTAGAAACTCCTGAAAAAGAACAACGTAGATTTGCTAAAGAGTATTTATTAGCTTTAATAAAAAAATATAATGGACATTTAGGAAAAGCATTAGCCGCTTATAATGCTGGTCCTGGTAGGGTTGATAAAGTTTTAAAAGATAAAACATTAGCTTTACCAAGACAAACGGCTAATTATTTAAGAAAGGCATTAGGAAATAATTTAATTACTAAAGATGAAATTTTTAAATTATTTCCTACACCCCCTAGAAAACCAAAACCATGATATCCAGATCAAACATATCAAAAGAACTAATGCCAAACTTAGGAAACACAAGAAGGAGAAATAAGATGGCAACAAGAGGCACAATAGAAAAACAGAACAAAGATAGAGCTACAGAAGGTAAAAAGAAGAAGAAAAAAGCAAAGCCAAGAGTTGATAACTTTAGCGGGATGACTGTTGCTGACGTTGAAAAAGCTGCAAGAGAAAGTTTTAAAGAGCATCAGAGAGGTTCAAAAATAAAAGCAAGTGGTAAGATTAAGACAGATCCTCTTGGACGTTTTTTAGATGATTTAGGACGTAGACTTCCATTTCAGGATTTAAAACAATCAAAAGATATATATCCTGGTTCTGAACTTTGGGGAAGAAGTACTCCTGAAAAAGTTAAAATTCTTAAAGCTCGTCAAAAAAAGAAAGCTACTAAGAAAGCAAAGGGTGGAATGAACCGTGTTGGACTTTCTCCCGCTGAAGAAAAGAAATCAGGTACGCCTTCAGAAGCTGCCCGTAGACGTAATATGAAGAAGGGTGGAAAAGCTACTAAATTAGCTGCTGGTGGTCAAGGTTATTCCGCTCGTGAAGATGAATCCCTTGGGATGCGTACTGGTCCTGAACGTAGTAAGTCTCAATCAATGGCTGCAAGGCGTGATGAGTCTTATGGTGATTGGGGTAAACGCCGCCGTGGACGT